GGCTTACCGTCTTGAACCACCACGTGGCCGTTCTCATCGAGCTTCAATTTCATGGTCATCCAACCTTGTCCAATGGGCCATCCGGCCCGAAACACCGCCTTGCATCCGCGCCGCGGCCAAAAGGAAAGGGCCGTGGCGCAAAAGCGCACCACGGCCCTACGTCTCGCACCCCGATGTTTAACGGGGAGCAGAAACCTCGTACTTCGCCCGGAGCTTATCCAGCGTCAGCGGGTTGCCTTGCATGTCCAGGAGATCGGTCAGGGTGAGCTTGCCCTCCTTCCACAATTCCAGCCGCCCTGGCCCGAAGTGCTGCCGCTTGAACTTATCCGACTTGCGGGACAGCCATTGTTCAAAGGTTGGCCCACGGCTGAAGGTGCCATCGACGCCCGGCAGCGCCGCGCCGACGCCGGTCTGCAGCGGCTCCGGCACCAGAATGCAGCGGCAGCCAGGATGACGGGGCGGCCCGCCCTGCAGCGGCGTCAGGTGCCCCACCGGTTCGCCGGCCAACGTGAACAGCTTCCCGTCCAAACCACCACACACCATGCAGGTCTTGCTGTCGAAACGAGCTGACCAGCGATAGCCAGACAGCACGTCGTCCGCACTGCGCAACAGCGCCTGTTGTGCCTGGCCAGCGACCGCCAGTGTTACGCCCTCCGTGAGAGTCTTCGCCGTTTTCGCGGCCCGTCGAATCAGGCCAGGGGTATCGGAATCACCCACGACCCGAGTGACAAGCGCCTGCGCCGTCGCTTTCGGGTCCAGCGAGGCGATTCGAACCTCGCGGGCGATCGCACGCTGCAGCGCGGCTCCTTGGTTCTCCCAGACTTCCCTCGGCGTCGCCCCTGCGAATACAGCATCCGCAATCTCGAACGCGGCGGCCCGCCGTCGGCTGCCCACGGCCTGCGCCGTGGCGTGCTGGACAACATCAGCGAACGTCGCAAGCACAGTCAACTGCTGTTCTGCTATCGCGGCGTGCGCCTTGCTGGTAGCTGCCTCGACAGCGGCAAGCAGCCTGTCTATCTCCGCCGGACTCGCTCGCGCAATATCGACCGCTCCAAGAAGCCCACGCAACTCCACCGCCAGCTTGCGCAACTGCGCCTGCGCGTCGACGTCCAAACCTGCCGCTACGCGCAGCGCATCCAGCATCAATTCGGTTGCCGCGTCGTCCAGTTTGTCGCGCTTATCGGCCATGCTTCACCTCTACAGCCGTGGCTGGGAGCGCAAGCGCTCCTGCTCCGTTTCCCAATTCACGCCGTCCGCAACGAGGCTGCGGCGCTTGGCCTCCTCGAACAGAGTCTGATCGGAAAGATTGCCCGCCCCGTTCATGGTGATTAGCGTGGCCATAGACTGATCCGGGGTCGAATCCAAGTCGAAGTCCTTATTGATTTCGACTGATCCACCGTCGCCCAGCTTCTGCCAGTCGGCCATGAATTGCAGGACCTGGTCAATCGCATCTTCCAGCCCCTGCGCCATATTGCCCAGCGCGCTTTTCTCGGTGACCGAGTCATCAGCAGCTTGTTGTACGGTCTTGGTGAACTGCGCATCCTTGCGACGTAGCTTCGCGCCGGCCTCGGACATCTGGCGTTCCAGGGCGTCCAAAGAGTCCCGTCCTACCTTGACGCTCTCAGCAGAGCCCTGCACCACGCCCATCTGTGCACCGGTCGGCAAGCCGATGACGGAATCTGCCGACGCCTGCAGTGGCTTGGGCTTCCCGTCTGGTCCCGTCTCGACATCGGCGCCCGCCGTCCACAGCAGCCGTACACGCGCAAAGCGCACGGACGTGTCTTGATCGGATTGCTCTTGCCAATGCTTGACGTTCAAGTGCGCGACCTCGCGCAGCGGCGGCTTTGCGGTCAATAGCCCGGTTCGGCCGGTGTAAAGCGTCACCAGCGGAATCTCCGCCACGGACATCGGGCCTTCGTCATGCACGAACCAGGCGCCGTCCTTGCCCGAGCAGCGCCACACCTGATAGCTGCCCCGTCGTAAAACCCGGATCTGCTTGACGAGCTTTGTCCCAAATTCGCCGTCGTCTTCCTCCACCGATTCGACCAGGCGGGCCAAGGTCAGCTTTGGAACGCCATCAATTTTCCCGAAGCGCCAGCCGATCAACTGCCTGGCGGCATAGACCGTGCAATATGGCCTGGCGCCGAGAGCCTTTTCGGCAGCGGCCGTGCGCGCACCCTGAACACGCGGGTAGTCCACCAACACATGGGCCATGCCATAGGCCAATGCGCGGTAAAACCAGGTGGCGGCGAAGACCGTCAGGTTGCTGCCTTGCAAGTCAATGTTCATGGCCTGCTCTTGAATCGCGGCGGGCACGTCGTCGCCCACCACCACCGGGCGGGCAAAGACGTGCCCGGACAGGTTGCTAACGGTCTCCGAGAACGCCGGGAACAAAGTGGCTGTTGCCAGACGCTCGTTGTAGCTCGCCTCGCACTCCAGAGGGAAGCGAGGCATGTAGGTCGCACCGGCGTCGCGCATGGCGACGGTCCCGCCCAGCAGGGCGTCGACCAGGTCCCAGTCCTCTGTCATGGCGTTGTACGCTGCCAGCGGCGTCGAAACATCACTCATAGGATCATCTCAAGACAGATTGCGTAGCCACACGGCTTTGGATCGGATAGCGCGACACGATGAAATATCCGCCGGCGTCATTGGGGTGGTCATAACCAGCCTTCTTGTCCGGCGCGCCGTCATCGCCATAGATCTGCCGCTCAAGCGCCTGCGTGAAGAGCGGGCAACGGTCGGTGTTCACCAGGAGCCGGCGTTCGCCGACGGTATTGCAGAGCATCGCATTCACACTATTCACGCGGTCCCGAACTGCCGGATTTGCAGCGTCAACGCGGACCGTGAAACCTGCTTTACGCAGCAGCGAGATATCGGATTCGCTGGCCTTGCTGGTCTTTCGGTTGTCACCCGAGGCATCCGGGTACACCACCACGCTGAAGCCCGGATACTTCTCATGCAGCTTCTCGATCATGGCCGGCGTGTCGAAGACCTTCATCGTTTCGTCCACTGCCACAGGCAACCCGCCGCGCACTACGAAGGTGACTGCCGCCATCTTGCCGACGTTGAAGTCCATGCCGACGTGCAGCACCTCGCCAGGGCGAATAACTGCGTCCGTATGGTTCGCCCGCCGATCGAAGCAGTAATACACAACGCCGGCATAGTTCTCGAAGCTGGCCTCGTATTCCTGACGGAACGTGCGCGAGTCCATCTTGCGCCGCGCGGATTCAATTTCGTCAGACGGCACATTGCCGCCTTCCAAAGATGTGTACAGCCAGCTTTTATGGTCTGGCTGGCGCCCGTCCTGTCCG